GATAGACCTGATGCCATGGCAACTTCATGCTCTTGAGGGGATGTTGGCGGTTGACGCTGATGGCAAGTTTGTGCATCGCTCGAGCCTTGTGTCGGTTGCACGTCAGAACGGGAAGACGACAATCATCCAGGCGCTCATCCTGTTTTGGCTTGTGGAAATGCCAAAAATACGTGGCGGCAAACAAACCGTGGTATCTGGCGCGCACAGACTCGATCTTGCTTGCTTGCTCTTTGATGATCTGGCACCAATCCTTGAAGAGTATTACGGCGCCAAGATCGTGAAGTCTTACGGCCGTTATCAGGCCACAATGCCAGACGGCAGCAAATGGTGGGTCAAAGCATTGAAGCCAAACCAAGGTCACGGTATGAGCATTGACCTGGTGATCGTTGACGAACTCTTTGACGTCAACCCCGACTCTGTAGAAGGCGGACTCTTGCCGGCACAGCGCGCGAGGAAGAATCCTCTCGCGTGCTTTTTCAGCACCGCGGGGACTGAGGAATCAGTTCTCTTCCAAAGATGGAGAGAGGCAGGCATTCGAGCAATAGACAAAGGTGAACCGTCCACGATGTACATGGCGGAATGGTCACCTGACCCGAGCCTTGACCCGCTGCATCCAGCGTCATGGGCGTGGGGAAACCCTGCACTCGGTCACACGTTGGACATGGACACAATTAGACAAGAGTCAACAAACCCTGATCGGGCGTCGTTTTTGCGCGCATCCCTAAACCTTTGGGTAAGTGTTGTGCGCGGATGGATTGAGCCAGGGCGTTGGCCGTCATTGGAATACCACGGTGAAATCCCGACTGGTGGCGTCGTGGCGATCGAGTCTTCGCTGGATGATTCCCGATATAGCGCGACCAGATGCGTCAACTTGTCTGACGGTCGGGTGCTTGTCACCGTTGCATTTATTGCCGAGTCAATTACAGAGCTGTGGGACAACGTGCAAGAACTTGCCAAAGACCCGACGATCAGGTTTGCGTTATCGCCGACCGTGGACGCCACATGCCCGTCAAACATTGAGCGCCGCCGTGTCGTCGTGGGCTATGCAGAATTAGGGCGCTTTACACCGCTTGCAAAAAACATGATCGCTGAGGGACGCCTGCTTCACACAGGCGAAAAACTATTAGCCGAGCACGTCCAGCGCGCCGTCGCGGTTCGCACCGACAACACGATCGTGCTATCAAGCAAACGCTCACCTGGGCCGATTGAGTTGGCGCGAACAATGGTCTGGGGTATTGGCATGACTGCACGCCCAGCGCACACAGGGAAACCCATGCTTGTGGCCGTTAACCACTAACATTCTCGTCGGCGACCGCACGTTCTTGCCTTTTGTCGGAATCGGATGAGTCTCGTGCGGTTGCCACTTATATGGCAAAGTAGGGACATGGCGTTATTTAACAAAACCAAAAAGGCTGCAATAAGTCCAGCGCCAGCGAAGGCTGCAGCTGCAGGCGGTTTCGCACCTGGTTACTCATCGTCCAATGTTGGCGTGAACATGATCGGCCAGTACTACACCTACCGCGAAGGCGAAGCACGCAATCAGGCAATCAGCGTGCCAACTATTAACCGTGCGCGCGATCTCATGGCATCCGTCATCGGCTCTATGCCGTTAAAAATGTATTCAGAAATGTGGAACGGCGACGACATGGAAAAGGTTTACCTTGCTCCACGTTCATGGTTGCGCCGACCAGACCCAAACGTGTCATTTCAATTTCTTATGTCGTGGACGCTTGATGATTTAATGATGTTCGGTCGCGCATTCTGGTACATCTCATCGCGCACAGCCGACGGATATCCAGCCACGTTCACTCGACTTCCTGCCGGCTCAATCACGACGACCGACATGGCTGGCCCTGTTTGGTTTGCCCCGTCTTCACAGGTTTATTTTCAAGGTGGAGAAATTGACCCTGCAAACCTTGTGCAATTCTTGTCTCCAGCACAAGGCCTGATCTATTCGGCACCAGGTGCTATTGAAACCGCGCTAAAACTTGAAGCAGCGCGCAACCGTAACGCATCGTCAAGCATCCCTGCAGGCGTGTTGAAACAAACTGGTGGCGAGCCACTTAGCGCGCAAGAACTTGCTGATTTGGCGTCTGCGTTTAATGCGGCGCGCGCAACTAACCAAACTGCAGCGTTGAACGAATACTTGTCGTACACCGAAACCAATTCAACACCCGACAAAATGCTGTTAATTGAAGCATCGCAATATCAGGCTTTAGAAATGTCGCGCTTAGCAAATGTGCCCCCATATTTGGTGGGCGTGGCAACAGGCGCATACTCGTACCAATCATCACAGCAAGCCCGCGCAGACCTGTACCTGTTCGGCGTAAAACTGTATGCCGACGCAATCGCAGGCGCGCTATCCATGGATAACGTCCTACCGCGCGGAACCTATGTCGAGTTTGATGCTGACGAATACTTAGAAGAAAACTTTATGGCCGACAACATGGACAAAGAAGACATAAACATTAAAGAAGACACACAGGAAAGGCTTGCAGAATGATCAAGTTAATCGCAGGAGATTTCACATTAGACGCCGCTAAAGGCGACGCACCACGACGCACCATCAGCGGAACCGCCGTTCCCTACAACGTGCCGGCAACGGTTTCGGATGGCACAGCTGTGATCTTCCGTCCTGGCTCATTGCCAGTCGAAGGCAAAGCGCCACGCCTGTTCATGTACCACGATGCAAGCATGCCAGTAGGCGTAGTCACCGAGCGCGTGGATACCGAGCAGGGAATGATGTTCAGCGCCAAGATCAGCGCGACCAGCCTTGGAAATGATGCTTTGGTTATGGCCTCAGACGGCACCATTGACCAAGTATCCGTGGGCGTAAACCCAACAAAGTTTTCTTACGACGAAGGTGGAACGATGATTATTGAGGCTGCCGACTGGACGGAACTTTCCCTTGTCCCGATCGGCGCGTTTGGTGACATGGCAAACATTGCCAAGGTTGCTGCGAGTATCCACCAAGAGCCCGATGAAGTAGTGTTAAATGAAGAAGTAGTCCCAGAACAGGAGATAGAACCTATGTCAGAAGCAACCGTTCCAGCAGTCGAGGCAACCATCCCAACTGCACCAATTTTCGCACAGGCCAAAAAAGAATTCGTTTTGCCAAACGCAGGCGAGTTTATGGCCGCTTATCACATCGGTGGCGACACGTTTAAGAACATGAACGCTGCAGTTGCTGAGTACACCGCATCAAAGCGCACCGCACTTCAAGCAGCTGCAGGTGACGTGCTTACGACCGATACGCCTGGTCTTTTGCCAGTTCCAGTACTTGGGCCATTGGTTCAGGACTTGAACTTCTTGCGTCCAGTAGTCGAAGCAGTTGGCGCACGCGCTTACCCAGACAACGGACAGTCCAAGACGTTCATTCGTCCAACGATCACGACCCACACCAGCGTTGCATCGCAGTCAGAACTTGCTGCAGTATCAGCAACAACGATGGTGATTGCATCCAACTCAGTAACCAAAACCACACTTGCTGGACAGGTCACTTTGTCGGTGCAGGACATTGACTTCACATCACCAAGCGCAATGCAGTTGATCTTGAATGACCTCATGGGCGAATACATGATCGCATCGGACAACCTTGCTGCAGACAACTTGCTCACCGCAGCAACCTCGTCTGGTGTTTGGGACTTGACCGTTGCCGACTTGCTCAAGTCTGTATATGACTCAGCTGTTGACATTTCAACAAACCGCAACTGGACACCGACCCACATGTTCGTCAGCCCAGACGTATGGGGACAACTTGGACAACTTGCCGACACAACTGGCCGTCCAATCTTCCCATTCATCGGAGCAGGATTGACCGGTCAGAACGCACTTGGAAACGCAAGCGCATCATCATGGAACGGCAACCCACTCGGTTTGCAGTTGGTAGTTGACAGCAACTTCGCTGCCAAGACCATGATCATCACCCGCGTAGGTCAAGGCCAAGGCGATGCTTACGAGTTCTACGAGTCAATTCGTGGCCTCATGTCATTGGAAAACCCTTCAACCTTGGGTCGCAACATGTCTTTCCATGGTTATGTCAGCACGTTCGCTGCAATCGGTGGGATGATTCGCAAGATCACCCAGGCTTAGTCGAGAGCGGAGCATCCGCTCATGGCTACATACACAGTTACCAACAAGTACCTGATTGACAACTTTGCCGTACTGCAACTCCTAACCCCATCGGAGATTGCAGTCGGCAGTTCAATCACGGTCGCTGGAGTTGACGCAACATTTAACGGCACTTACACGGTGCGCGCATTGCCACAGTATTTGTTCCTTGGCATTGACACACAGGGCGACTTGCTTTACGACTACCAGGTGCCGATCGCCGATCAGGTGCTTTACGCCAAGACCGCCGACGATGTCCAGCGTTCCGCTGCGTCTGGAACTGTTGCCAATGACCCTGTGTGCACATGGGTGACAGCCGCGCAGGTCATGTCGTATATCGGCATTACGATTGCCAACCCATCAGACGACTACACGTTGCTCACCCAATCGGTGTCAGCTGGTAACCAGTTCTGTTTTCGCAGGCGTCAGGAATCGGGCTATATCGACTCTCTAACGACCTCACCAGGTGGTGACGCAACATTGGGCACCCTGATGTATTGCGCCGCTCTGTGGCGCTCTAGGGGGTCAATAGAGTCAACCTACGCCACCTTTGACGGCATGGGTTCAGCAACCCAGCAAAGCCTGACCCCGATCGTGAAACAGCTCTTAGGCATTCCTCGTCCAGCGGTTGCCTAATGTCCTACACCGACATTCTCAATGAGGCGTTAGACGATCTCACCGCAACGCTCACAGCAGTTACAGGGCTTCGCGTAATAAACGACCCAACCAAACTGGCGCCTAATTGCGTTTACCTTGAAGCCCCATCCTTTACAGCAACGACTAACGCAGGCAACGTATTGCGCGTCGAGTTTCCCATCAAGGTGGTTGGCTCAGGCCCGGCAGGGTTACCTGTTTTGCGTTCAATCATGGCAATCGTTTCAAGTGTTATCGGCTCAACAATTGTCGTGACTGGTGGCAGGCCGTCCAGCCTTGAGATCGGTGGCGCGCTGTATCCG